GCACAAGAACAGCCTGATTTACGGCGGCTCGCGCTCAGGCAAGACGTTCCTCGATGTTTGGGCCATCGTGAACAGGGCGCTGAAGGCCCCCGGATCGCGTCACGCAATATTCCGCCGCCATGGCGTCGCGGTGAAGCAGTCCATCGGCAAGGACACGTTCCCGAAGGTCATGGAACTGGCTTACCCCGGCGTTGAGTTCAAGTGGCACGAACAGGACGGTTACTTCAGCATTCCAGCCGGCGACAAGGTGAGCGAGGTCTGGCTGGCTGGTCTGGACGACAAGGAGCGGGTCGATAAGGTTCTTGGTAAGGAATTCGCCACGCTTTATTTCAATGAGGCGAGTGAAATTCCTTATGCATCCTATGTTGTGGCGCAGACGCGCCTGGCGCAGAAGGTGATCAACACGGCGACGGGCAAGCCCCTGTCGCTGCGTAGCTTCGTGGACCTTAACCCGACGACCCGGCAGCACTGGACCTATCGCCTCTTTGTCGAGGGGGTGGAGCCGGAGAGCAACCAGCCGATCAACGCGCAGGACTACGCGGTAGGAACGGCGAACCCGGCGGACAACGCCAGCAACCTGACGCCTGATTACCTTGAGAGCCTGCGGATGCTGCCCGAGCGCGCCCGCAAGCGGTTCTGGGCCGGCGAGTATAGTGGCGACGCGGAAGACGCGCTGTGGTCGCGCAAGTCGATCAAGCGCTTCAATGCGGAGAAGGATCTGCCGGACTTCCGCCGCGTCGTCGTGGCCGTGGATCCCGCGGTATCGACGCAGCCCGGCTCCGATGAGACGGGCGTTGTCGCGGTCGCCATCGACAAGGATGGGCTGGGCTACGTGCTGGAGGACGGCAGCGGCAAGATGACCCCCCAGGAGTGGGCCAAGACTGCCGTGTCGCTCTACGATCTCTGGGGCGCTGACAAGATCATCGCCGAGCGCAACAACGGCGGCGACATGGTGGAGCACACGATCCGCGCACACCGCGCCGACGTGGCTGTTTCTACGGTCTGGGCGGCAAGGGGCAAGGTCACGCGGGCTGAGCCTGTAGCGGCCCTCTACGAGCGCGGCAGGGTCTACCACGTTGGCGAGTTCGCCAGCCTCGAGGATCAGATGTGCGCAATGACGGTCGGTTTTGACCGCGCGGCGCAAGGGTACAGCCCAGATCGCGTTGACGCGCTGGTCTGGGGCTTTTCGGAGTTATTCCCGAACATGACGCGCAAGACGATGAGCAGCAAGCCGATCCGGCGGAATCTGGGGACGATGGCATGATCAAGACCACGACAGAGCGCCGCAAGAAGGACTCCGGGGCGCTGGGAGATTGGGTGGCGTATGCGTCCGTCAGAAGCCCTCACGGCTACGGGCTTCTCTATGGCTCGTTCAAGGGTCGCCCCTCTGATGCGGATATGGCGTGGTTGGTGGCGGCGGCTCGCAAGCAGTGCCTGAAGGAGGTTCTGAAGTTCAGGCGCAAAAGGGCCGCAGCATGACACAGGCTGACAGGATGCCGCAAAAGGTGGTCATCGAGCGCGAAGCGGGGCCTCTGCAAGCCCGTGTGAAGATCTATTCGCCCCGCCATGGGGTTCGCTGGGTCGTTCGCGCCGAAGGGATGGGGGACATCAAGGATCTTATGCTTGCAGCGGAGGGGCGTGCGCGAAGGGCCGCGAAAAGAGAGCTGAAGGCGATCAAGGAAGAGGCGCGCATCGCGCGGCATTTCGCTGATTCCCAGGTCGCAAGCGTGGATTGGCTCTGATGAACAAGAACAAGATCGCCAACCTGCAAGCCGTCCTCGCCGCGGCGCAGGACAGCTCGACGGGTTCCCTCAACAGCACGATGACGAACCATCGGGCGCGTCTGATCGACCGCTATTATGGCGAGTATTACGGCGACGAGGCGGAGGACCGCAGCACCTACGTTGACACGACGGTTCGTGAGAGTGTCGGGGGGGTGAAGCCCGAGTTGGTGGATATCTTCTTCGGCGGAGACCGCGTTGTCGAGTTCAGCCCGATGGGCCAGGAGGACGTTGGCGCAGCCGATCAGGAGACGGACGTCATCAATCATGTCGTCATGAACATGAATGACGGATATCTGGTCTTTCTGAACTGGTTTCACGACGCGCTGGCCTTCAAGAATGGCTACGTCAAGCGCTACTGGGAAGAGCGCGAGACACCCGAGGTCGAGGAATACGCGGCGCTGGCCCCCGAGGACGTGGAGCAGGTGCTGGCGCAGGCCCAGATGGGCGGCGAGGTCGAAGTCCTCGAAATGCTGGAGGGCGATGGTGGCGTAGATCTCAAGATCCAGGTAACGCCGCGCGAGGGTCACAAGTACCAGATTGAGAACGTACCGCCCGAAGAGGTAGTTGTTCATCCCGAATGGACCCGGCTTGACTTCGACGGCTGCCCCTTTGTTGCGCACAAGCGCAGCATGACGGTCTCCGATCTGCTGGAAATGGGTTTTGACCGCAAACAGGTCGAGGCGCTGGGCGACTACGACCCCGGCCTTGACAGCGAAGAGCGCGATCAGCGGTTCAACGTCGAGCGCGGCACGGAGGCGGACTATAACCAGACGCTCGAGCCGTCGATGCGCGAGATCCTCGTGTATGAGAACTATGTTCGGCACGACATGGACGGCGACGGCATTGCCGAACTGCTCCAGGTCTACACCGGCGGCGAGCATGGCGAGGTTCTGAAGCGCGACGGCAAGCACGCCGTCGAGCAGGTGGATGCCGCGCCGTTCAACGTTCTCAGCCCGATGCCGATCCCGCACAAGCATTACGGCCTGAGCATCGCAGAGATTGTCGAGGATCTTCAGAGGGTTCGGACTGTCCTGGTTCGCCAGCTTCTCGACAATATGACCATGGTCAACAACCCGGAAATGGTGGTTGACAGTGACAGCGCGGACGAAACGACGCTTGAAGATCTCCAGGTTACGCAGCCTGGCCGCGTGGTGCGCATCCCCGGCGGCGGCGCGTCGGTTATGTACAACCAGACGCCGGACATCATCAGCAATTCGCTGGCTGCCATCGAGTTCTTCGCCGGAGAGCGGGAGTCTCGCACCGGCGTCAGCCGCCTGAACCAGGGCCTCGACGCTGACAGCCTGAACAAGACCTTCGGCGGCATGAAGGCGCTGATGAATTCAGCGCAGAAGAAGCTGCTGCTGATTGCGCGGACTTTCGCGGAGACGGGCGTTCGGCGGCTGTTCCAGGACATTCATCGCGACATGCGCAAGGGGCCAATGCGCGAGCTGGCGGTCAAGCTGCGCAACGATTGGGTGCAGGTGGACCCGCGCACATGGACTTCGCGCTCTGACATGACGGTCAATGTCGGCCTTGGCACCGGGGATCGCGATATTCAGTTCGCTCGCCTTGGCATGGTGCTCGAACAGCAGAAGGAAATGATGGCGGCGGGGCTGGTTGGTCCTGAGCATATCCACCACACGTTGACCAAGATGCTGGAAATAACTGGCATTAAGGATATTCAGGCATTCTTCCCCGATCCGGCCATGATGCAGCCCATGCAGGGCGATGAGGGTCCGTCTCCCGAGGAAATGCTGGCCCAGATGGAGCAGATGAAGGCCGAACTGAAGGCGCAGACGGATCGCGAGTCGATGCAGATCAAGGCCGCTGTAGATCGCGAAAAGGCGCGCATGTCTGCGCAGGGCGATGCGGACAAGCTGGCGGCTGACGCGCAGAAGGCGGCGGTACAAGCCGAACTGGACCGCGAAAAGCTGAAGGTTGACCTGATGAATGCGGAAACGGCGCGCCTGAACGCCGAGACGCAGCGCGAAAAGATGCGCATCGATGCGGCGACCGCGGCGAGCGGCATGAAGGTGAATGAGCACACGATCCGCAAGGACATGGAGGCGTTCGAGTTCAAGCGCGAAGAACTGGTGCAGGATCTGGATGGCGCTCTGCGTCCGCTGATCGACCAGTTGCGCGCGGAATCGGTCGCCGGGAACGAGGCGATGTCCGCATCCAGTCGCGCCAGCCTGGAGAACCTCGCGAAGGCGCTGTCTGCGCCGCGTGAGATCATCTTCGATGAAGAGGGTCGGCCCGCGGGGATGCGGTCCACCTATGACGGGCCAGCGGATGATCCGCTGATCGCCGAGGCGGTGCGGGACAAGATGATTGTCAGCGACGATGACGGCAGGCCAAGCGGAGTGCAATGATGTTTGACAGAACGAATGCGGCGCACCTGGCGTCACTGAAAAGTGAAGTGCTGACCGATCCGGCTGGGCTGGGCTACAACCCCGGCAGCACGACCGATGTGCTGAAGCTGATCAACGATCAGGACGGAAATCCGACCGGCGCGACGACGAACGTAACGCTTACGCCCGGCATTCTGCTGGCGCAGATGGTCCCAGATGACCTTGACGCGCAGCAGGTGGGCGATGGCGAGCGGCGCTATGTGGAGGCGTTCCTCAATCGAGATTTCGACGCCGACATAGAGGCATATCGGAGCCAGATCATCAGCGCGTTCAAAGCGAATTCCACCACGGTGTCGAACATTAACGCCCTGATACGCTCTGTCAGTCGCGCCGAGGAGTTGTTCGGAGTTGGGGCTGTGATCAGCCGGGACGACTGGCTTGCGGCGAGGGATAGCTGATGCCCAACAAGATTTATCTCGCCAATGACACGGCGGTCCAGAAGGTCAACGGCGAGGCCGGCGCCGATGTGGCGTGGTCCATCGAGGGCGTTGCCGACGGTGCGGGCCGGATCAGCGCGCAGATCGATCTT